GACATGATCTACGCTGCTGATCCATCTTTATGGTCGCGGCACGTAGAGATTGCCGGTCTTGTCGGTTTAGAAATGAGTGTTGGTAAAGCTTACCAGCATAGAGAATATTGCAATATAAATTCGGTTAGCGTTCATTACGCTTTACACAGAGAAGATACTCCGTGGCGTATTGACTATCTGAATGCCGGCCTTTATGTAGGTTTACATAAAGTTCAGGAGAAAGAAAAGAAGTGTGATGGTTATCAACATACTCCTTCCTATGATACGGGAAGTCCTGACGATAGTCAGACTCCTAATTTTACGGATCATTACTATAGTAATTATATGAATGAGGAGCAAATGAGTAATTGTTATGCTCGTGCTCATCTTAGTCAAGATCCATTGAATGGTTTAGTGGCAAATATGAATGTCTTACTCGATGGCTCTTTGCCTGGTAGACAGTGTCATCTTCTTCGAAATTTTATCAACGATAACTCTTTAAAGTTACGTCAAGAATGTACCGCGGTTTTAAAATATAAAAAGAGTACTTCCCTTTACAAGGAATCTCTTTACCCCCCTTTCTGTGGGAGGTATGGGTATAGTTCCACCTGTTGGTTGGAAATACCAAATTAAACCCGTACATCGTATTGTAGCTGCTAGCCTTATGACTAGCACTGCACCTCGGACCACTCAACAGCCATTACCTGGCTATGAGTTGGAATCCTTGGATACTTTACAAGCTGTTCCGTGGATGAAACCACGTGCAACAGAGAAATTTTACGAAGTTGATGCTGTCTCTATTAAGAGTAAGGCTTCAAAGAGAGCAACTAGGTTGGGCTTTATTGAATATGGCCCAAATGCTCGATCAGTTAAAATATAACAGCTTTAGGTTGGTTGTTATCCACTTATTGTGAGCGTCATGCAGGACGTTAAGCTGCACGGTTCCGTCATGGAAGACGTTAAATTCCTAGATTTCGACGGTAGTCTGAAATCTTTCTCACAATACCGAAATGAATATTTTACTTCAGTTTTGAGGATGTACTACTCGGATTATGACACTTTTTATAATGTCATACTTCATCCGAGAATGTCTTCTGTTTTAGAGGACTGGAAGCGATGGTTAACAGAGAAGAATATAATTCTCTCTGCTTCGCTTGACCCGGAGTACATCTTCAAACTTTAGACCAGCAGGTCTTTAAACTGCCATTGGGTCACATAGTTTGAAATATCCAAAACGTTTTCTACTTAGGTCTTAGGCCGAGTGTGATGTAAACATTTACGTACTAAGGGGCCATACTTTGGTCCCGGAATGTCGAGAGACTGCACGGATTTACCGTGATTATCACGTAACTATGTGATGAACA